CGCCGGTGTCGACGATCAGCAAGTGGAACGACAGGCTGGGGGCTACTGGATGACGTTCCCCGCTGATCTGCTCGACCCGCCGATCAAGTCACTGGGGTGGGTGCTGCTCGACTGGTTCGAGGAGTTCCTCCAGGTGCCGGACGGGTCGAAGGTGGGTCAGCCGTTCGTGCTGGAGGGCTGGCAGGCAGAGTTCCTGCTCCGCTTCTACGCGGTGGATGAGCGGGGCGGCTGGCTCCACCGGCGCGGGGCGATGCAGCTGGCGAAGGGAAGCGGGAAGTCGCCGTTCGCTGCTGCGGTGGCTCTGGCGGAGTTCTGCGGGCCGACGGTGTTCGACGGGTGGGATGCGAACGGGATGCCGGTCGGCAGGCGGCATGATACGCCGTGGGTGCAGGTGGCGGCCGTGTCGCTCGATCAGACGGACAACACGTTCGCCGCGCTGTACCGGATCGCTGTCGAGTCGCCGCTCGTCGACGACCTGAACCTCGACGTGGGCCGCACGAGGATCTACCTGCCGGGCGCGAAGGGCCGGATCGAGCCGGTGACGGCGGAGGCGGGTTCCCGTGAGGGCCAGCGCCTCTCGTTCGCGGTGCTCGACGAGACGCAGTTGTGGACGCCGAGCAACGGCGGCCGGAAGCTGGCCGAGGTGCTGCGCCGCAACCTGGCGAAGACGGGTGGCCGCTCGGTGGAGACGACGAACGCCTACGAGCCGGGTGTCCGCACCGTGGCGGAGGGTACGCATCGGGCGTTCGACTCGGGCCGTGAAGGCATCCAGTTCATGTGGCACCGAGCGAGCTCCAAGGTGGTCGACCCGAAGGACCGTGCGCAGCTGCGCCCCGCTTTGGCCGAGGTGTACGCCGGGTGCCCGTGGGTTGATGTGGACCGCATCGTCGAGGAGTGCCTCGACCCGGACACGCCGAACGTGCAGGTCCGCCGCTTCTACCTGAACGAGGTTGTCGCGACCGAGTCGAGGCTGGTCAGCGACCGGGTGCTCGACGACCGCCGTTCGGATGCGCCGCTCGAGGAGGGCGCGCCGGTGTCGGTCGGCTTCGACGGTTCGGTCCGCGATGACGCGACCGCTGTCGTGGTCGTCGATCTCCGCACGGGGGTCGCCTACCAGTGGGGGTTGTGGGAGCGCCCGGCTGGCCTGACCCGAGCCCAGTGGGAGGTGCCACGGGAGCAGGTCGCTGACCATGTGGAGCGGCTGTTCGGCCGGTTCCGGGTGGCGGCTATGGAGGCGGACCCGTCGTGGTGGCGGGAGGAGGTCGCGGCGTGGCAGGCCCGCTACGGGACCGACGTCGTGAAGCCGTTCAAGGTCGGATCGGCCGTGGCCGTCGACGAGGCGCTCGAATCGGTGCAGGGCGGCTTCGACACGGGCTCCCTGCTGGTCGACGGCTCCGAGGCGAGCGACGGCCTGAGGCGCCACCTACGGGCTGCCACGGTGACGCTGTCGGCGTCGGGGAAGCGGGGCCTCGTGAAGCCCGAGGACAGCCGACGGATCGACGCTGCGGCGGCTCTCGTCTACGCCCACGCGGCGCGGGTGCGGGCCATCCGCGACGGCTGGTCGGACATGCCGGCCGATCCGGTCGTGGTGTGGGGGTGAGGCTCGTCGGGTTGGCCGTCGCCCTTCTCGGCCTCGGGTTGGTCGTGGCCGGGATGATCCTTATCGGTGTGCCCGAGGAGTTCGTCGGCGGTGTCATCGCAGTATGCGGGATCGCCTTGATCGCAGCGGGAGTGATTGTGGACTGGGATCATGGCAAGCCTGCTTGACGTCGTGCGCCGCCGGCCGGCGCCGGTCGAGCTCGAGGAACGCTCGAACATGGACGCCTGGCTGTCGATGTTCAGCTACAACGGCGCCAGCTACTTCCTCGACGGCATGTCGTCGTACGGGAAGAACGAGGGCGTCCGCGTCGACGGCGAAGGCAACGCCTACTCGTCGAACGGTGTCGTGGCTGCGGTGGTTGGCCGCCGGGTCGATCTGTTCAGCCAGGCGTCGTTCTGTTGGAAGCGGTTCGCGGCGGGGCCTCGGCCGATGGCGGCGGACGTGTTCACCGACGGCGCGCTCGCCCCGCTCGACGACTGCGTCGACCTGTTGACGTGGATGGAGTTCGACGCCGCCACGGCGGGCAACAGCTTTGTGGTCCGCGACGGCGCGGACCTACGCCGCCTGCCCCCCCAGTGGGTGTCGATCGTGGTCGGCTCCGCCACGGAGGGCGACCAGCCCGAGGCGGCGTGGGATGCCCGCGTCGTCGGCTACGTCTACCAGCCACCGCAGGCGCCCGACCGGGTCGAAATGTTCATGGCCGACGAGGTCGCCCACTACGCCCCGAAGCCCGACCCTGCCGCCCGGTTCCGGGGCATGAGCTATCTCCGGCCGGTGCTCCGCCAGGTGAACAACCAGAACGCCTACGCAGGGTTCCTGTCGCAGTACTGGGCGAACGCTGCCACGCCGAACCTGGTGATGAAGTTCCCGCCCGAGGTGCAGCGCCAAACGATCGAGACGTTCCGCGACCTGTTCAACGAGAAGCACGCCGGCGCGGGGCGGGCGTTCCGGACGGCGTTCCTCGGCGGCGGCGCCGACCCGGTCGTCGTGGGCGCGAACCTCAGCGACCTCGCCTCGAAAGAGGTGAGCGCCTACGAGTTCTCCCTCATCTGCGCCGCGGCCGGTGTGCCGCCGATCGTCGTGTCGATCGTCCCCGGCCTCGAAGCGTCGGCCACCTATGCGAACTACCAGTCGTCGATGCGGTCCTTCGCTGACCTGACGGTGCGGCCGTTGTGGCGTCGCGCCGCGATCAAGCTCCGCCCGCTCATCGCCCCGACGCCCGCTGGCTCGGAGCTCTGGTACGACGTGTCCGGCGTGTCGGCGCTGCAGGCGGACGCGCAGGACGACGCGAACACGATGGCGACGAACGCTCAGACGATCCGGGCGCTCGCCGACGGAGGCTGGGACAAGAAGAGCGTCGTCGACGCCGTCACGACCGGCGACCTGACCAGGTTGAAGGACACCGGCCTCGTGTCGGTGCAGCTGCTACCCCCCGGCCAGCAGCCCGCAACGAACGGAGCGGCAACATGAGCGACTACTGCGAACGGTCCTTCGAGTGGCGCGCGGCGGCCGATGCCGGCGACGGGCTCACCCTGGAGGGCTATGCCGCCGTGTTCGACGAGTGGACCGAGGTCAACGACTGGGATGGCCCGTTCATGGAGTCGATCAGCCGGGGCGCGTTCCGGAAGACGCTCCGGGAGAGGAAGGACCGGGTCGTCCTCCAGTACGACCACGGTCACCACCCGCTCATCGGGTCGCTGCCGGTCGGCCAGATCGAGACGCTGCGCGAGGACGCTCACGGCCTCTACGTGAAGGCGCGGTTGCACGACAACTGGTTGACGGAGCCGCTGCGCGACGCGATCAGCTCGGGCGCCGTGTCTGGGATGAGCTTCCGGTTCAAGCCGATCGCCGAGAAGAACGAGCAGCCGACGAAGCCGAACCAGCTCCCGAAGCGGACGCTCACCGAGGTTGCCCTCTACGAGCTCGGCCCCGTCGCGTTCCCCGCCTATTCGGGGACGTCGGTCGGGCTGCGGGCGTGGGCGGACGCCGCGCCCGCCGAGTTCCGCTCAGCGTTCGAGGAGGTCCTAGACGCCACGGAGCGTGCTGATATGATCCCAGACGAACGCACCCCGGCCTCAGCCGGTACGACCACTGAGGACAGGGCCGCCGCCATAGAAGACGAGCCGGTCAAGGCCACTCGCCAGGAACGCCGCCAGAAGGCGGCCCTTCTCGCTGGAGTGACGACCTATGACGACCCGCCTGGATCGGCTGCGTCAGCAGCTGCGTGACCTCGAAACCCGCCGCGAAACCGAACGCAGCGAACTGCTCGACCTGGCTAACGCCGACGAACTGACCGACGACGACGAGGCCCGCTACGGCGAACTCGCTCCCCGGTTCACCGCCGTCGACGGCCAGCCCGCATGGGCCGAGGACGACAACATCGAACGACTCCGCCGCGAGATCGGCAGCCTCGAAGTCGTCGA